GAAAGCGGCACCACGAAGGTCTGCGGCCTCCTTGGTAATGGAAATCCACTTGAGGATAAGTACTGGAGTGATATCAACAGTACCAAGTACCAAGGTCTCCTCGTCAACGGATGCACCCTCTGCGTGAGCAGTAGCACCTGTGGAGCTAATCTCAAAATCAACCTTCAAGTTGCCCTGCAAGTAGGTTCTCTTTACTCGGGATGCGATAGCATCGTTCTCCCATGCGTTCTTAACGATGTCATACACGATGACAGGAACGGATACAGTTCCGTTGGTAGCGTTGGTGGTCATCAAACCACGCTCCTCTGCATCAGATGCCTCTAACAGCATTCTGCGGCACTCGGAAAAGTCCTTGCTCTTAATACCATCAGCGAAAGCCTCTTCATAGGCCTTGCTTGCACGAATCTCATCAACCTTCATTGCTTTTCTCTCCTCTTCTTTAACAGCCTGTTTAACGACTACGCCTGCACCTGCCGCAACCTTGGAACGAATCTCGTTCTTCTGTGCCTCGATTGCCTTTCTCTGCTCCATCTCTTCATTGATGGCACGTACTTCTTCCTCGAGTGCGTTCAAATCAGCACCCTCACTCTCTACTTCAGAGGCGATGGCACTCTTACGAGCCTCGAGTTCTTCAATACTCATTTCTCTTAATTCCATGTCTTTTCTCCTCTACATCATTGATAGAATTCTGATTGTTTGCTTACGTCTCTCGATTGCTCTTGCCTCGGCTCTAGCATTATCCAATGAGACTCTTACGTTATCCAACGCATCAGAGTCGGAACTTGCGGCCTGAACACTCGTAGCATCATAAGCAGGGAATGTTACCACACTAATCTCATAGACTGTGCGGATTTCCTTTATTGTTCGCAATGGTGACTCGGAATCAACATCCTCCCACTCATCGCTTGCAACCACAAACATGAAGGACATGGTTGACATATCCCCTCTTGAAACGGCAACGTATAAGTCGTTTGCCTTGGCTGACCTCAAATCGAGGCGAGCCTCAAAATACATTCCTTCCTCGTCTACACCAATCCTCATGGTGGAGTTGTCGTTGTTGTTGCGACTTCTCGCATACACGTAGGAAGTATCGTGATTCAGACACAGGCGAACATCTCGCAGGTCTGTGTTATCAAGTGCGTGTCGGTCAATAATCTCCCGATACCATCCCATGTCGGTCTCTGAATCAAACACAATCGGTCTGCCTTTGATAATTCCAGTATCTTCTCCTTCGGTTCTTGTCTCAAAGTTAGTCAAGAACCCTCTCATTTCTCTGTTATCCATTACTTTCCTCCTCACTCTCCAATGAGTTGTTCAATTTATCCTCTACCTTGTAGTACTCACCACGGATGATGCGTACATCTCCACCCTCAACAGGTGGTAAGTTCCAAATCTCCATCGCCTGATTCTGTGTGATGATTCCTCTATCAAGGAGGTCTCGGGTCACGTTCAACTTGTCTGCGTTGGACAAGTACTGCAAGCGGTTAGATGTCGCCATGATCATGTTGCCCGAACCTTGCTCACGGAAGGTGAACAGCATCTTGGTCATTACTTCCGAGAACTGGATTGCAAACGGCTCAATGACTCCCTCGTAGAATGCGTTCCACGCATCACCGAAAGCCTTGTTCGTCAGCACTTCCTCATTGACTCCGAAATACTCGTAGACGTTCTTGCGAATTGCCGCCATCTGCTCTGCATTGATGACCCAAGGCTTTTGCTCAATCTGATGGATGTCGGAATAGCTATTCGGGAATAACAGCATACCGCCGCCGCCTGCATCACTTCCAAAGTTAGCATCCGAGAAACGCTTTCGCTCCTTTTTCATGTCATCTTCTTTAGTGAAGTTAGTAAGTCTCGCCCAAAATCTATAAGTTGCGGAGGATTTGGTTGCCTCCTCAATGCCTTGGTTCTGAATGTGGATGAGGTCAAGTGTTGGCAACAGAGCGTTGTTGTTCTCGCCCATGAGGTCATCCTTGTACTGGAACTTCGTCATCACTCCGCAGAATTCAAGCTCGATAGCCAATGTACGACCATCACCGAACTTATAACGGAGGTATGGGACATCACTATAAGTGACCACCTCGGCCTCACTAGGTACTGGGCAGAAGATTCCGCTAATCTCACCGAACATATCGTAGACAGGTACGATATAAGCCGTGTTATGGACATCCAGGATAGTGGATAGTCGATACAAGAACTGACTCCACGTCTGAAACTGATTCGGATTCTTCATCAGCTTGGTTCGGAGTGCGGGTCGGGCCATTCCCAACATCTCAACCTTCAACTTTGAGATGTGTGTTGCTCGTGCGTTGATTGCCGCCCTAATTAACTCACTTTCATAGATGCTACCTGTGTACTTTGTGAACCGAGGCTCATAACCCGAAAGCATCTTCCACCTTCCTTGATATTGCCCTACTGGTTTCGGACTGTTTTTGAAGAAAACATCAAATAAACCCATTACTCGTTCCTCAACTGTTCTCCAATCTCGTTGTACCATTTCTGACGGACGCACATTGCGTCTGCCAATGCCGCCATACCATCGATATGGTCGTTCTTGTTTAATTTCACTAATCGACCACGGCCACGCTCATGATTCATTTTGATGGCCGAGTTCAGCAGGTGAACCTTCAGCAAATCATTGTCGCCGATGTGAATCTTGCCATCCTTCATTAGTCCCTCTGTCTCCTGCAAGACGCCCCACAGGTTATCACCCTGAAAAATATCGTCCGTCTGAACTCCTGCATTCTTGAGGTCTTGGACTAGGTACTGTGCCGAGTATCGGTCGTACCCAACCTTGAGAGGGAGAATCTCATAGTCGGTGATCAGGTCGATTATCCATTTATAACAATCGTGGTAGTCCACGTAGTTATCGCCCGAAGGCTCTAGGAGCCCTCGTTGAATATAAATGTTGTATGGGAGGTTATCTCTAGCGGTTGCCTCTTCGATTTTCTCGTTTGGCAACCAAAACTTTGAGAACACATAAAGCTCTCCGTTCTTCTCGATGACACAGCAGGCGGAAGTTAAGTCCGTTGTCTGTGACAAGTCGAGGCCAATAACAGCGTAAGAGCTACGGAAATCCTCGAGGTAGAGGTGTTCGCCGCAACACTTGTCTACTGTTTTGGTATCAAGCCAAGCCTGTGAAGAGTTCTGTTTGATGTTGCAGTACTTGCACAGAAACTCGGCTTTCTTGCTCAATGAGGACTCTGCAACAGCAATCTCCTCGAGCATATAGTCAACCGATACACTCACTCCGAGGTTCGGGTTAGACTTTTGCAATTCATTGATGTCGTCCCACTTGTCAACATCATCAATCATGTAGAGGAATGGCAGGAGCTTTCTTTCCTTGCTATCCCCCAGTAGTAGCCTAGTGGCTCTCTTCATCAACTCATCATAGATGGAGTCGTTGACATAGCCCGAAGTCGTACATGACAGGAGAATACCCTCTGGCCTTGCTCCCATACCTGACTTCATGACCTCATATTGTTTCAGACCCTTATCGCCTTCCCAAGAGGCAATCTCATCACAGATAGCCAATGACGGATTGAATCCATCTGACCTCTTCTCGGAAAAGGCTATCTTCTTAACTGTCGAGTTGACCTTCGGATAATAGAGGTCGGTCATTCGGTGCCTCTGTATATCCTCATCGCCAATCGGAATCCTCTGTCTCTTCTTCTCGGCAATCTCGTCCTTGCGTTGGATGTACTCGGGGTCGAGTTCAACCATCTGCCATAGGTTGTTGTAGACGATATCCGCCTGATCTAGCTTTGGAGCTAAACAATAAATCTTTGCTCCATATTCATCCCCATTTTCGAAGTGGTACTTACCCATACCACTCGCAATGAGTGACTTGCCATTTTTTCGGGCGATGACTAGCATCACCTCACGGAATTGTCTGCGGCCTTCCTTGTCTACAATGCCATAGACACATGACAGAAATGCTTTTTGCCACAGCTCCAACTTCATCACCCCTGGAGCCTTCGGGCCTTCGACATGGAATACATGATTCTCGAAGTAGTCCACGGCTTTCATGGCCTTTTTGTGGTCATAAAAAAAGGACTCCTCTTGGAATCCCCGGATGATGTACTCATATAACAGCTCTATCCATCGTCCAACGATGATTTCGCCGCTCTTAATCGCCTGATAGTAGGCGAGTATGTAGTTATTCTTCGTATCTTTTGCCATTTGCGTCCCTCTATCGCCAATGTGCTGTAAATCGGGTCTGTTCCGACTCGATATGTGCAATATATTTTTCTGACC